ACAAAGGCAGGAGGTAAACGTTCTATCTTTGTGCTGAATGATCCAGAGGAAGACGCCTTCCAGATCAGTAGACGCATTGAAGCATACGATTTAATTCTTGCAGAATTCCTTCCTGCGTCTGAACTTGCGCCATATGATTTTGATGAGGAGGACTATTATGCCTCAGAAGAAAAATAGCCCTGCATACGGGAAGGGTGATTGGAAACGCCCCGTAGACGAGAAGAAGTTCTCAAAGAACTGGGACAGAATATTTGGAAATAAAGATACCAAGCGGGAGGTAAACACTGATGAAAATGGATCTTCTACAACTTCTTCTAAATAAAGAATTCTATAATCATAACAAACATAGAGTACACCCATCGCAGTTTGATGGGTCAGACCTTAAACCTATCTATCGTACTATTGTCGATGCTCATGAACGTTTTGATGGAGACCTATCAATAACTGAAGTTGAGGCTTTGTACGAAAGCAAAAATCCTACGATGGGTCAAGCCAAGCTTGAGAACATCAAGATGCTATTAAGAGAGATAGATAAAAAGACATCTATGAGTCCTGAAATAGCTGAAGAAGTTCTTGCAAATAACTTTGCATCGAAGATTGGTAGCGACATTGCTATGATAGGATGTCGTATGGAAGATGGTGAGATAAAAGATTTACTCCCATTAAAAAAGTTGATAGAACAAGTTGGAGATGCAATCGTCTTCAAAGAGAATATAACTCATTGCAGTACGGACATAGAACAATTGTTAGAAGATAATTCGATAGATAATAGGTGGTTATTTAACCTAAGAACTTTACGTAACCGTGTCCCCGGTGTTGGTGCAGGGGAGTTATGTATTGTATTTGCGAGACCTGAAACGGGCAAGACAGCGAGCCATATATCTATGTGCTATGGCCCGGGAGGCTTTGCTGATCAAGGTGCCTCAGTTCACACAATGGTGAATGAAGAACCTGCCAAGCGAACGATGCTGAGAGCTATCTCTGCGTGGACTGGTATGAGCCGTTCAGAGATAGAGGATGATCCTAAGTATGCGGCAGAAGAGTGGGCAAAGATAAAAGATAATGTCAACATGTTTGACGCACAGGGAGTATCTTTAAATGAAATTGATGTCTATTGTGAAAGGCATAAGCCTGACGTTCTTATTGTGGATCAATTGGATAAAGTGGCTGTTAACGGGCAGTTCCAAAGGACCGATGAGAAGTTACGAGAAATATATATTCAAGCACGAGAAATCGCAAAGCGGCACAATCTCGCATTTATTGCCGTTAGCCAAGCCTCCGCAGAAGCCCAAGGGAAGACTATCCTCAATCCTTCAGAGATGGAAGGAAGCAAGACAGGAAAGTTTGCGGAAGCTGACTTGATCATAGGCATTGGCTGTCACTCTGTAGGCATGGATGAAGAGCCAGACTTTACTAGGCATTTAACTGTTGGGAAAAATAAAATTACTGGTTGGCACGGCACTGTCGTTTGTTTAATTGAACCTAGAGTATCCAGATATGTTGATTAATGGGAGACGCTATCTTGTTGTGGATGTTGAGAATACAGTACAGCGGGATAGCGATGGGAGGATTGATGGTAGTCCTTTTAACGAGAATAACTATTTAGTATCTGTCGGTGCATGTTTTGTATCGGATGATTTAACACCAGAAAAAGTAACCTACGAATTCTTTGCACACAATGATCTGCCTGCAGATTTCTCCGGTGAGCAAGGCTTCAAGAATATCCAGAAGATGATTGATGATGCGGATGTTCTTGTAGGACACAACCTCAAATACGATTTACATTGGTTACGTGAATCAAACTTTAACATCAAAGGCAAAGGTTATTTCTGTACAATGATTGGGGAGTACGTTCTTTCCCGTGGGCAGAAAAGAAGCCTGTCATTGGACGAAACAGCAAAACGTCGTAAAGTACATCTCAAGAAGGCAGAGCTTGTCTCTGAGGCGTTTTCTAAAGGTGTAGGCTATGAGGCTATGCCATTATCCGATGTAGATGAATACGGACGCTCTGACTGCGTCTCATGTGCAGAAGTCTTTTTATCTCAATTAAAAGAGTATGGGACAGAAGACTCCAAAGGTCTTGTGCCTACACTTAGTATGATGAATGAGATGATGTACATCCTTTGCGACATGGAAAAGAACGGTATCTGTATTGATACTGGTATGCTGTCCAAGATCGAGCAGGATTATTTAATTGAACAGAAAGAACTTCAAGATACAATGGAAAGAATCTGCAGAGAAGTGATGGGAGACATCAAGATTAACTTGAATAGTCCTGCACAGTTGTCTGAAGTCATTTACTCCCGCAGAGTTATTGATAAGAATGAATGGAAGGACCGCTTTAATATTGGACTAAACGCCCAAGGTAAACCTTTGTACCGCCCCTTTATGACTCCTGCTGATTTTAAGTTTGAAGTAGAGCGCATGACCAAGCCTGTAAAAAAATGCACGGCAAGTGTTTGCGATAAGTGTGAGGGCAAGGGCACAGTACCCAAAATGAAAAAGGACGGTACTCCTTATAAGAAAGAACCTAAGTGTGCTACATGTAACGGTCTTGGGATTAAGTACACGTATTTAAACGAAGTTGCAGGATTGCAATTGACAACGTCTAACGTTAACGATGTATCTGCTAACGGTTTTGTTACATCAAAAGATAATGTAAATAAACTATTATCTCAGGCCCGGCGCAAACGTAATGAGACAGCCGTGTTGTTCTTAGAATCCATGAAGAGACTTAACGCTGTGTCTACATACCTTACTTCTTTTGTTAAAGGCATAGAGCGCAATACACGGCCTTCTAGCTTACTTCACACAACATTTAATCAGTGTCGTACTGCGACTGGTCGCCTGTCATCCTCAGACCCTAACTTCCAGAATCAACCCCGTGGGGGAACATTCCCTGTAAGACGGGCGGTGGTTAGCAGATTTGCTAAAGGAAAGATTATGGAGGCTGACTTCTCGGGACTAGAGTTTAGAGTAGCCGGTGAGCTATCTAAAGACGCACAGATCTTTGAGGATGTAACAACAGGTAAAGATGTACACAAACAAACTGCGTCTATTATTAATCAGAAGTCAGTGCTAGAGATTACAAAAGATGAAAGACAAAAAGCAAAAGCCTACACATTTGCTCCGTTGTATGGTGGCACAGGTGCAGGAGAACCTGATCATGTTCGTAACTATTTCAATCAGTATTTTGATATCTACACCGGGCTGTCGGCATGGCACACTCAATTAAAGAATCAAGTAATTCAGACTAATACAGTTACCCTCCCGTCAGGCAGACAATTAAGGTGGGACAATGTGGAAAGACAAAGTTCTGGACGAGTAACCTACGCAACCCAGATTGTAAATTACCCTGTGCAATCTTTTGCTACAGCAGACATTGTGCCTCTTGCTTGTATCCGTGCCTTTAAAGAACTGCGTAAAGCTAAAGCTAAATCTTTATGTGTGTTAACTGTACATGATAGTATTGTTTTGGATGTACACCCTGATGAAGAAGATTTATGTATGAAAATTTTAGTTACTGCCATGAAAGAAGTTGACGACGAATTAAAACGGCGGTACAATTATCAAATGGTCATGCCTCTCGATATTGAGATAAAGAGTGGCCCTAATTGGTTAGAAGGAAACGTAATCTATGAATAATCTACCCGCAGATGTCCAAGCAATGGACACAAATCAACTCCTGTCAATGATGTCAGGAACCTCTTCAAAAAGTTCTTCAGAGCAGGAATCTAGTAACCTGCTACCCTTGTTGCGTATGAATCATCAGGAAGAAGATGACGATGGCAACGAGTTGAAGAAAGGCACGTTCTTTATCGCAGGGCAGGACATTGAACGTGTCTACGCCAAGGAGGTTACCTTCCGGGCATTGGGCGATTTTATGCAGTATCTGCATTACGACACTGCGCAAGAAGGCACAGTAAACCGCACAATCATCCACACGATGGGTCAAGAGCCTATCGACGAAACAGGGACGCTTCGCTGTGGTCGCCCGGAAGGTAAGGTCTTCCACGCAATGGATCAAAAGGAAAAGAGTAAGTACAGCGGAATTACTTGCTTCCGCTATCTGTATGGCCTTGTTTCTTACACTGGCCAGAATGGTGCAGGTGAAACTATTGAAGTCCCAGAGACTCCTGTATTGTTTCGAGTCAAGGGTGCGTCATTCCTTACCTTTACGAATGAAGTTACCAAGCCTTGTGCCGAACAAAATATTCCATTCCAGAATGTTCCTACCACGGTAACTAACGAGCGTAAAAAGAATGGTGGCGTAACTTACTTTGTTACACACTTTACACCTGACTTCAAATCTAAGTCGGAGATATCTCCTAATGATGTAGAAATCATGAAGCATGTGTTGACTTCTATCAAATCAATTAACGATGAAATTAAGCGCAAATACAATGAGGCGATTAAATCAAAGTCCTCTTACAGCAATGAAAGCAATGTTGTAGATGCTGTTGAAGTATTTGCAGTGGTAGACGATTAATGAAGCTACCAAACATGAACGAGGTTCTTGTTAAGAACTTCCTACAGAGGGCGGCCCAAGAGCCGCCTGATGTCCCTTTGGACGATCTAATTGAAGAAGCAGGAGAAAACTTCAAATCTTCTTTACGTAAACAATTCCAATCTGATCGTCGTAGCTTTGGTATCCGCATGTCGAATGTCGGTAGGCCATCCTGTCAGTTATGGATGCAGAAGCATCGTGCAGAAGAGCAGGAAGATAAACCTTACGATTTCATTATGAAAATGTTAATGGGTGATGCAATTGAATGTATTTCTCTATTCGTAATGAAAGCCGCAGGTGTCAATGTTCAGGATGTTAGCGGCAAGGTAACTTTAGACTTAGACGGTAGACAGATTGATGGTGAGTACGATGTCATCATTGACGATAAAGTCTGGGACGTTAAGTCAGCCTCCCCGTATTCTTTCCAGAACAAGTTCAAGGACTTTGAAAGCCTCGCCAAGGACGATACCTTTGGGTACGTATCTCAGGGTTTTGGCTATGCAGAAGCTTGTGGTAAGAAGTTTGGTGGGTGGATCGCAGTTAATAAAGTTACAGGTGAATGGAAGTTTGTCGAAGCAGATAACTCTCAAGAAATGCACCATGAAGTTTTAAGTAACATTAAAGATACCTATGATTTAATTGCATCAGATAGTTCAGAGTTTAAACGTTGTTTTGATGACGTAGAAGAAACCTACCGCCGTGTGCCTACAGGTAACCGGCATATCTGTCGTACATGTGGATTCTGTGAGTTTAAGCACACTTGTTGGCCTAACCTTCAGTATCGTGAGTCTACGGCAAGTCAGGCTCGTGTGAAGCCTTGGAAGTATTATACGGTGTATAACGAAGACAATGGCATTCAGTAACGCGGCAAGAAAATATGGCTATAGATCAGGCCTTGAGCAAAAGGTTGCTGAACAAATTAAGAAGAAGGGTATACGTGTTAAGTACGAGGACCCTTCCTCAAAAATTGAATTCGTGCAACCCGCTTGTACTAGAACGTATACTCCTGATTTTATTTTGCCTAACGGCATTGTGGTTGAGACAAAAGGGCGGTTCACCTTAGAAGATCGAAAAAAACATTTGTGGATTAAGGCACAGCACAATGGGCAAATAGATATCCGATTTGTTTTTTCTAGCTCAAAAACTAAAATACGTAAAGGCTCTAAAACATCTTATGGAGACTGGTGCAATCAACACGGTTTCCTTTACGCAGATAAATTAATCCCAGAGGAATGGTTTAATGAACATTAATATAAAAGATGACGAGGCCTTTGTTAAATTGTCTATCAGCGAAGATGGCTCCTTACAATGTGCTTACGGTTTCAATATCACCCGTCCACCTGAAGATGCTGACCCAGAAGATGAAAGTGTACAGGCTGTCTTATCCGCAATAACTTTATTGTCAGGGGTAGTCATATCAATACAAAACTACCCAGATCAATTAATGGAAATAGGTGAGCAAGCAATAGACTCAGGAGAATTTGATGTTTCTTCCATAACAGATTTAGAAACACAAGAGTTTATGAATAGCTTATCTGAAGAAGATTTAGACCTACTGACTGCTCCTACGGAGGGTGTGCAATGAACGATGAATTCCATTTAGATGATATATCCACAATAAACTTAATTGACTTAGATACTCAAGACACTATAACTGTAAGGCTCGACGAAAACAATAGAGCAACTCTAGTCGAGACATTAGACGAAATTAAAAATCCCTCTCATTACAAGAAAGAAAACGGTATTGAGACTATCGAGTTTATTAAAGCTGTGTTAACACCTGAGCAGTTCACTGGGTACTTACTGGGTAACTGCATCAAATATGCCTCCCGCTTTAATGAAAAAGATACCCCTATTAAAAATGCTATCAAGATCGATTGGTACTCAGAATTCTTAGAGCAGTTTTTAATTGCTAAGAAGGCAAGTGATGAGAAGAAAGATTGATCTTCGTGTCCCTGAAGGACAGCTACTTAAAATATTAGGTTTTGCCGATGAGATGCTGATGATGGTTGAAAGCAATCAAGCAGGCTTTACCCCAAAGGAAGAACATGCGGCAAAAGAACTGCGGCATATTTTAAATAAGTTATTCAATATGTATAAGGAACAAGTGGATGACTGAACTAAAAGGAATTAAATTAGATTACTCTCGTGATGAATTGTTCACTGAACAAGGGGACAAGCTCATGCGAGGTTTCTATATGTTACCTGAAGAAAAGTCCCCACAAGAGGCTTTAGCTCGTGCGGCGTTAGCGTATTGTGAGGGTGATATAGATTTTGCCCAGAGGATATATGACTATGCGTCGAAACAATGGTTTATGTTTGCTAGTCCAGTACTTAGCAACGCTCCGAAATTCGGTGGAGAGATTAGGGGTTTGCCTATTAGTTGTTTCCTTTCTTACGTGCCTGATGACGTTCGTGGGATTATTGAACATAAGTCTGAGGTTGCTTGGCTTTCTGTAAAAGGAGGTGGAGTCGGGGGACATTGGTCAGACATTCGTGGTGTAAGTAAGAAGTCTCCGGGAGCTATCCCGTTTCTAAAGACTTTAGATTCAGATATTCTTGCTTTCCATCAGGGGACTACTCGCAGGGGTAGTTATGCGGCGTACATGGATATTAGTCACCCAGATATTTGGGAATTTGTTGCTGTACGTGACCCTGCTAAAGGCGGAGACATTAATCGTCAATGCCCTAACCTTTTCCCTGCAGTAAATGTTACTGATAATTTTATGGAGAAATTAACTTATGAAAACGAACAAGACAGACAATGGAACCTTATCGACCCAGATGACGGAACTACACGAGATACATTCGATGCTAGAAAACTTTGGCAGAGAATACTTAAAAACCGGGCAAAAACTGGGACTCCTTACATTAACTTTATCGACACAGCCAACGCAGGCTTACCAGAAACTCAAAGAAAACTTGGCTTACGGATTAACGGCTCTAACCTCTGCAACGAAATCCATCTCGCTACAGATCGAGAACGTACAGCAGTCTGTTGCCTCTCCTCAGTCAACCTCGCAAAATACGATGAGTGGAAAGGAACAGGAATGGTTAGAGACATTATCCGACTGCTCGACAACATACTGGAATTCTTTATCCGAAATGCTCCAAGCCAACTTGAAAAAGCAGTTTTCTCCGCTAAACGGGAAAGATCAGTAGGCTTAGGAGCTATGGGCTTTCACAGCTATCTTCAAAAGAATATGATTCCTTGGGAGTCAGGCTTGCACGGAGCATCAAGTATTAACTATGATATGTTCAAGTACATCAACGAAGAAGCTGTGGAAGCATCTAAAGAACTTGCCCGGGAACGTGGCGAGGCTCCTGACATGGAAGGTACGGGGATGCGCAACGCACACCTTATCGCCATTGCACCAAACGCTAATAGTTCTATCCTGTGCGGCACTAGTGCTTCTATTGAGCCTATTAAGTCTAATGCGTATACTCATCGTACTCGTGTCGGGGCGGACCTTATCGTCAACGAAGACTTAAAAGAACTTTTAATTAAGCACAAGAAAGACACAAAGAAAGTATGGGATTCTATCATTGCAAATGATGGTTCTGTACAGCATCTTGATTTCTTATCTCAGTTAGAGAAAGACGTATACAAAACTGCATTTGAGATTAACCAACAGTGGGTGGTTGAACATGCGGCGGCTAGACAGGACTTTATCTGCCAAGGTCAGTCCCTTAATCTATTCTTTCCTTCAGGAATTGATCCTAAATACGTGAACAAAGTACATCGTATTGCGTGGGAAAAAGGTTTGAAGGGGTTGTATTATTACCGTACTAATGCAGGAGAGACTGCTGATAAGACGGGCGTGTCAATTGAAAGAGAAGCACTAGTAGATTTTAGCGCGGATTTAGAAGAATGTTTAAGCTGTCAAGGATAGAGCAGAAAATGAACAATGAAGAAGTACTGAACCTTGTTCGTAGGATTGACACGATTAAAGATGTAGATCCGGATTACTCTAGACTTTTGAATGACTGCCATGAGGCTTTCTTGTACTTGCTTACAGAGTTAGCCATAAGTCGCCAAAGATACAATCAAGCATTACAAACTATCCACGACAACAATGTAGAGAATAATTAATGTCCTTATTAGAACCTAATGTAGTATATAAACCTTTTAAATATCCTTGGGCTGTAGAACGTGCTATCTCGCACGAAAAGATTCACTGGGGAGAATGGGAGGCATCCTTACAAGAAGATGTATCTCAATGGAAATCTGGCACGATTACCAATCAAGAGAAGAATCACATCATACAAATATTAAGATTGTTTACCCAGTCTGATGTAGCTGTTGGTACAAACTACTTAGAATTTTATATTCCTAAATTTAGGAACAATGAAATACGTGCGATGCTAACAAGCTATGCTAACCGTGAATTTGTTCATCAGCGTAGCTATGCATTGCTAAACGACACACTTGGCCTCCCTGAAGAAGAGTTTCACGCTTTCTTAGAATACAAGCAAATGGCTAAGAAGATTGAATTCATGCAGGACATTGACGTACACAGTCTTGCAGGTTTAGCTAAAGCGGTTGCTCGTTCAGCTATCAATGAAGGCATGAGCCTTTTCTCTGCTTTTGTTATGTTATTAAATTATCAACGCTACGGTAAAATGCGGGGTATGTGTGAAATTGTTGAATGGAGTATTCGTGATGAGACCATCCATTGTGAAGGAATGGTTAAGCTATTTAGAACTTTTTGTGAAGAGCATCCTCGTATCGTTACTGACGAATTTAAAAAGGACATATATCAGATGGTCCGTGACGCTGTTAAACTTGAGGATAAAGTTATCGATCTGGCGTTTGAAATGGGTCCTATTGAGGGCTTGTCGTCAGAAGAGGTTAAGTCGTATATACGTTACATCGCGGACAGGAGGCTTATTCAGTTGGGTCTCAAGGGTAACTGGAAGGTCAAAGAGAACCCGCTACCTTGGGTAGATTGGGTCGTGTCAGGTGCGTCACACAAGAACTTCTTTGAAGGAAGAGTAACCGACTACAATGCCAATGGATTACATGGCGATGATTGGGGTTGGGATTAAGCATAACAGAAGGAATATTTATGCAAGGTAAACATCTCAGTAAACACTGTCAAAATGCCTATTCAATGGGCTGTAAAGCTTTTTACAATGGAAGACTGGATAGCCCATTTAAGCAATCAACATTGATGCATAAAGAATTTATGAGAGGTTTTAATGCCTCTTATATCAAACAACAGAAAAGGATTTCTAACCATGCCGATAACTAAGAACATTATGTTTGAAGATGGGAAGTGGTGGTATCTACAACCTACTGATAATCGGAGACGATCTTTAGATTCTCAAAATAGAAAGAACGCAACTCGTATGTTCGTAGCAGGCAAGTACATCTCTAAGAATCATCCTATGCATAAACCCGGGTGTTACAAAACATTTGAGGAAGCATGGAGCCATAAAGATCTAGACAAAGCTAAAGAAGGTTATGTGTACGCAGTTACTAATCCTGCATGGCCCGGATGGGTTAAGATAGGAATGGCAGTAGATGCGGAAGATAGGTTAAAAGGCTACCAAACAAGTAGCCCTTTAAGAGATTATGAATTGCTATGTGCTAGTAAAAGTAGCGACAAATCTTTAAGTGAACAGAAAGCTCATTTAATAGCTCAGAAGAAAGCTACTGAGTTTCGTGGAGAGTGGTTCAAGATAGATTCAACAGTAGCCTATACTATTGTCTCTGATCTGGAGAAGCTCCCAAACCCTCTTCAGTCTGCTGTAAAACAGCTTGCTCTTTAAAATCTCTCATAAATTCGGCATCAGGGTCATCAGCTTCAAAGTATTTGCTGTTGCCCCTGACTGCCATCAATCCGTAAAGTAACGCTGTATTAAACGCTTCTTCTTCAGGTACTAGCTTATTCCTAGCTATCTCAGCCGCCTTATCTAAAATTCTCTTAGAATACCTTGCGTCCGTTAATACATTAGCAAATGCGTTAGCCACAGCTTTGTCACTGTCAAACAAGAAGAATATGAATCTGTTAACGAAACGTGCCATACGGAAGTCTTGCGTTAATGGTCCGTACTTAACCATAGCAATGTCGTTTATAAGATTAGGTAGTTGCGTTTTTTCAAAGGTAGGAGAGCCGATAGCATCCCTAGACGCAGTCCCCTTTAATTTCCTGTAGTTTACAAGAGAACGTTCTAGGTTAGACAAAATTGTTTTAGCCTCTGGATTACCTTTTAATCCTAAGTTAAGAATTTTACCTGCTACAGATAATTCTTCTTGCATCGCGTTTACAAATGTTTGTAAAGATGATGGGAACTGTTCTAGCTCTTCTCTTAAAACAGGCTGTACGTCATCAAGTAGACCAAAGATGGCAGATTCTTGTAATGCTTCTTGCGTCTTGGTTAACCCGCTAGGACCTTTCTCTCCAATTTGTGCCGCTTTATCCCACAGGGTTTTATAGTTAGTAAAGCCCCTCTCTGGATCTTTTAGCATCCTTTTAATGTACAGACCCGGAGAGTCACTCTTGGTAAGAGCTATCAAGGATGTATTCTTAAATTCATCCATTGCTTCGTTAAACTGTAAATTAATAGAGGCAACCGCATCCTTTTCAGCGTCTGTTAGTTTTTTAGTTTCTAACTTTGCTTCACTCTCTATTTGTCGCTTCGTCTTTGGTGCTTGTTTCTCTACCGCTGTCTTTGTTTTTTGAGCAGACTGGGCAGGGGCAACCACATTACGTAAATCTTGTTGTACTTGCCGTAAACGATTAAATACACCGGGCATTACTTTTTCAAATTGAGCATTAGTCAATAAATAATTATCTACCCTATCTAGTACTTTAGCCGCTGATCCTACTGTGTTAGCACCTAACTCCTCCACGACTAATCCATTCTTAGAAACAAAGTCTCCTAGGATACGATTACCCATAGAGCCAACAAAAGAAGCTCGCCCGTCTGCAGGCATCTTAGACAGCATCTGTGAAATTAAAGCAATATCTTTTTCGGTAGCTCTCGGATTAGTAAATACTTTGAGTATTTTGTCGGTAGTTGCCGCAGAGTCAACCACAGTGTTAGAACCAATAATAGAGACTTGCCAATCTTTACCGGTTTCGTTTCTCCAACGCTCTTTAAAATCTCTGAAGAAGATATCAAAGTTGTCTACTGCCTCTTTTGCTTCCGGGTTATTGGCTAGTAGATCATCTAATTTAGTTTCCAACCTTTGTGCGTATGCTCTCAACCCCTTAGATTGGTTTGATAACTGCTGTTTACCTACAGGGGATACTACGGATTGCTTTCCTAATTCGCTAGCTCTAGCCTTAGTTGCACTAATAATTTCGCTAAGATCATTTGCTGTAAGAGGAGGAAGTGCTTCACCTGCTTCTTCAAGTGCTTCATCTGCAACACCTTCTTTAGGAATCTTCACTCCTCGCTTTGTAAGGTCCGCTATCTCTAGAGAATATTTACCTAATGTAACAGGATCTACTTCGCCTTTATCTAAGATATCCAATAGTTCTTGGAGACGTAATACTTCCTCTTTAGAGCCAGTCCCTACTGCAGAGGAGCCTTCAGAAAACTGTCGTATAAAGTAAGAAAGCTCTCTCCCTGCGGCTTGAGCATCCTCTGCAGTCCTTACTAAAGAACGAGAAGAATACGCAGTGAGCAAATCTTGTACAATTGCTAATGCTTCATCCTCTGGTATAGAAATACCTGTTAGTGCCGCAGTTTTAGCATCTCCTAGTGAATTCTTTGTGGTTATGTCTGCTTCTAAAATATTACTAATAGGAGTAGCGGCACCGTCATCTGCAATCTGATTATTTAAATCTTCTAAATTACGTTTAGATATTGGGGACTTATCTAGCTCTTGACCTAATGTTTGTGCGGTACGCTCTTCTAATTGGATTGCTTCAGTTACGCCCTCTTCAACTTTTTCTAACTCAGCTAACTTTCTGGCTTCAATTTCAGACAGCCTCTCTCCGGTCTCTGCTCTAACACCTGCTATGCCAGTTTCCCTACTAGAACGTAAGGCTTCCATTTCTGCCTGTACTCTACGCCCAATCTGAGTCTTTGCTTTTTCCCCTGCGCCTAAACCTTCAGGAGCAAGGCCTGTCTTTGTTTGAGATGTCCTTGCAACAAGCTCTTCCATGCGAGCAAACTCTGCGGCACCTAATCGTTCACGTAAAAGAGCGTCCGCTTCCTTTGCGCCTTTGGTTGCTCTTAACGCTTCATACAAACGGATTAACGCAGTGTCACCTATAATTTCAGGTACTGTTGCGTCACCCATTTTGGATTCGTCTAATCCCGCAAGTAGATCATCAAAACTGCGTCCATTGTTAGCCTTAG